AATTCGTGTCTATAATCATTGGTAACTATTTTTTGAAGTTCGCCCAATTTGCCATTTCCATTGCGAGACTGGACAATTTGGGAGATTTCTTTAAGGACAAAGTATAAGGCAATAAGCACCGCAACCCCTCCACCATACTTTATCAATTCTGTAAAAATTGTCTCTTCCATAATTACAAAAAATTTAATAAAAAGGCGGGGTTACTAGGGACGTCTATCAGTGTCTGCCCATTTCCGCTGTTATAAAGGTCTGCAATTTCTTGTGTGGAAAGGGCTTTAGACCAAACACCAAACTCGTCCATATAACCATTAAAAAAGTTTATACCCCCATTATTTCTTGCGCCAATGTTCATATTATAAGACAAATCTGCGGGTGTTCTAAATATATCATTTGTATTAACAGAACAAAGACTATTGTTTAAATATATTTTCATTCCAGAAAAACTGCCCGAACCATCATATGTATAAACAAGATGATTCCACTGGTTGAGAGGAAGAGCATTCGTAGTATCTATCCACCAATAATTACTGCCGTCTCCAAACATCATTCTTATTTTGGCTGTTGTTTGGAGAATAGAATAATCAATTGGACACGGAATATTGGGGGACGCTTTAACCTTTGCAATAATTCCACAATTATTTGAGACAACACTTTTCACATAAACCCAAACGCTAACAGAATGCGCACCCGTAAAGACAGAACCCAACACATTTCCAAGGTTTATATAACTACTTGACCCATTAAAATTTGCGCCCTGATTTACCTTCCCATAGCCTGCTCCATAAGACATTGAAACATCAGAGCCATTATTTGAACCCCAAGAATCGTTAGAATTTCCCTCAAATTTCCAATACGCCACCAAGCCGGTCATCAATGTTCCATTTGTGTCTACTTGAAACTTTTTTGCCATAAACTATATATTTTGACCTATAATATAGCCATCATAATTTCCTGAAGATGTGCACCTAAAACCAAAAACGTCTTTTTTGTTGGCTGTCGTAGTTAACGTTGGTGCCGTTCCTCCAGCCCATTTTATCGTGCTCCACCAGGTTACCGTTCTACTACCAGTGCTGTCTTGTGCTAGTTCAATTATAAAAATCTGCCCAACCGAAACATTAGAAACCGCCAACGTGGCATTGCCCGTAAGTGTCACAACGTGGATATTAGACGACGCCATATCAAAGGTTATAGTTGAGCCATAGCTGTCTGCCGTAACAGCAGGAGTAGAACCATTGATGGTTGGCTTAGTAAGAGTTTTATTAGAAAGAGTTTGGCTATCTGATGTCCCAACAATATTTCCGGACGGAAGAGTTTTCCCGCTATCTTTAACCAACTTTCCGGTTGTGCCATCATATATAACAACAGCACTATCAGTTGCAGAGGCTGGTCCAGAAACTTTTGCATCAACAGCCGACTTGACAACATTATTACACGGATACTTGGTTGTAGAAGTATCTAAAGATGCAGTCTCTTTATTTGCAGAATTTTCTGGCGTATACCCCAATGCAGTCTGAAGATCAGCAATCTTTTTCCCGCCATCTTTAATAAGTTTTCCTGTCGTCCCATCAAAAACTGCAATATCTAGGTCAGTCGCAGAGGCTGGACCAACAACATCTCCACTTCCTGTTCCGTCCACCCCTTTCTGTGCCATTAAATCCCAATAAGTGGTATTGGTTGGAGGATTACCAGTGCTTGCCAATTTACAAATGTAAGATGAACCATTATATGAAACAGCATCATTGACAGAGTAAGAAGTTGAATTGTTATATTCGCCCCTCCAAGTTATATCAAGTCCATCTGCTCCTGCTGGTCCTTGTGGTCCTTGTGGTCCAACATCTCCTTGTGGACCTTGTGGTCCCTGTGGACCCTGTGGTCCTTGGGGTCCCTGTGGTCCCTGTGGTCCAGTTGGACCCGTTGCTCCCGTATCTCCTTTAGAAGCAACCAGCGTCCAATAAGAAGTGTTAGTGGGCGCATTTCCTAACGAATTTTGAATACAAGTATAACAAGACCCGTTATAATTTACAAAATCACCTACATAGTATTGCGTAGATGCATTATATGTTCCCCTATTGACAGATGACCAAAGTTTATTCATATTAGTCTTTATTTATAAAATTCCAACCCGACCCAGCTTCTTGTGTTATTAAAAATTCATCTTCATCTTGTCCAACCAAATAATAATCACCACTTTCTGAAACAAAATAAATTGTGATATCACTTTTATTGATATCGTCCCAGCTGCCACTATTTTTTGTTATAAAATCCCAGCTCATTCAAAATTATATTTTTTTGGCGTAAATTTGACCTTTATTTTTTCTCTTTGGGTAAAGTAATCTACAAATCTTTGTCTCCACTCGTCTACTTTCAATTTTAAATAAGAAACTTTATCGTTTAGTCCGTTTATTGTGGCGTATTCTAAAGATACCAAAAATGGAATAATCGGATGCAAAACAGCAGGAATTCCCGGCTCTTTATCTGTGTCCGTTGAAACAAATTCTAAAATATCTCTAAACATATAAAGCCTAACTTTTGAAACTTGCGTTGTGTCAGGGGCAGGCTTTAATCTCAAGCTAAACCCATCAATATAATAATAAATCGGTCTGCCATTTGTTTTGTAAAATTCATCAACGGCAATGTTTTTTAATTCATCAATGCTCATTGGATTAACAACATACCAATTTCCATCTATATCCTGAACTTCAACCCTTTGAACATCAAAGGCGGTTGAAGGTAAAGAATAATCATTTTGCCCATTTACAAGCGTTTGTTCTGCAGTTGCAAAAGTTGTTTGGTTAGAATCGTCAAATTTCCAAGAATTAGAAAACCGCCAGGCATCTAAAGCAAGTTCTCGCAAAACTTTATTTGTAATTCTTGCAATGTTTGATGTTGTTAAAGATGTGCTATCTGTTCCTGTAAGATACCACACATCTTGGCAAATTCCCGAATTATTGGTTGTGTCATTAAATTTCATAAACAAAAACGCCGACAAGCATTGATGCTCACCGGCATTCTCCTCTTAATTTTAATCTCTTTAAATTTAATGTCAAGACTTAAAAAATATAAATCTTATATCTTGTTTCCCATCGTCTTCCTCAATTTCAAACTTCTTAACATTAAAGTCTTTAACCCACNCCTCCACCCGCTCTCTNCTAATATTCTCATAATGATTATCTTCGCCCACAAACTCATAATGCGAAGGACGATTTACATTAGCCGTCGTTCCAATTAAAATTCCTCCCTTTTTAAGTAAATTCCAAGCATTTTTTATAGACAAATCCGCATATTTATCGTGTTCTAACATCTCGGTTGTTATCACAACGTCAAACTTCTTTCTAGATTTATACTCGTGAGCCCTGCAAACAATATCTACGCCGTTGCCAGCCTGTCTATCTACGCCAATATAATCGCAATCCTCAAAAAATTGTCTTGGGGTTCCATTTATGTCTAAACTTCCAATTTCCAAAACTCTAACATTTTTAAATTTATCCGGATATTTTTCTTTTGTTCTTTTTAAAAAAACCAAAACCTCTATATGCATTTTATAAAAAATGTTTAATCGCCTTAACCCATTTTTTAATATTATCTCTATACTGCCAATTGTCTTTAATGTAATCATAGGCATTCTGCCCCATCTCTAATCTCTTTTGTTTATCTTCAATTAAAAGACTTAATTTTTCAACCCATTCTTTTTCGTCGCCAGCTAAAAAACCAGTCTTACCATCTTGAATTGTTTTAATTCCCTCTATTGTCTCACAATAAGGATAAAACCTTGAGGCAACCGTCGGTATTTTATACATTGAATATTCCATCCATTTGATGTGCGATTTACATTTATTGAATTCGTTATCTGCAAGCGGCGCTAAACCAATATCAAACCCCTGCAATGCCAAAAACGGCGGATAAAATTTAAAANCAGGAACACCCAACTTAATTTTCACTNGATAGTGATATTTGCCAAATTTTGCCTTAAATGCGTCTCGCNTTTCTTTCCTTACTGAGCCAATTAAGTGAAACTTAACATTCGGATATTTCTCAAAGATTTTATTCATAACCGGAACAATTATCTCCAAATCATCGTCGTGTGTTATTGAACCAGAATATCCAACAATTATTCTACCGTCGTGTTTTTCTGAAGGATAAAGCCAATCTAAATAATCATTACAATTAGGCAAAACAAAAATATCTTTTTTAATTCCGTGAACTTCTTTAAGGTGTTTTTCGATTTTCTCTTTTAATGGACGAGTTGAAACAAATAATCCCGTTGCCAAAGAATAAGAAGTTTTAATTGTTAATCCGCCACCAGTTTCAAGTTCTTTTTTGGCGGGGTTAGAATCAGGAATATCATAAATATTATCATCAACATCAATAATTAACGGCTTTTTATAGCGATCAGCAAAAAACAAAAGTGGCACTAGGGCATTTGGATTGTCGCTGTATTTTGTAATTACCACATCAAACTCACGAAAAACTTTTCGCCAAATTTCTTGGGCAGACGAACCAAACCTATCAAGGTTTTTCCCAGCCACCTCCACATCAAAATAGTCTTTTAAATAATGAGCAGGCTTTATAATTCGGTAATAACCAATCGCACCAAAATCGCCAGTTTTTAGCCTATAATCATTTGTCCCCCAATCTGTATAAATTAGTAAAATTTTATGCTTTTTCATCAAAGCTCATTTCGCTCTCAAAAAAGCCATCTTCTCCTTTAATTCGACGAATGTAATCACTAACAATTGCCAAAACCTGAGGGCGTGTTCTGTGGACAATGCCAGCTGTATTAACATAAAGATTTTTAACGTCATCATAAATTTCATTAGACGGCAAGGCACAAATATAAAGATGCTTCCAATAAACACCAGCCATTTCCGGATAAGCCAAATTAACCCTAATATTAAAACCAGGATCTATTTTTTTTAATTCGTTCTCAAAATCAGGTATAACTTTCATATTTTTAAAAGAGATAATTCTTGAGGTCTCTGCACCATCAGGCGGGTTCGCAGAGACTTACCCGTCCGATGGACTCAAGACTTATGCTACTTAGGCAGTAGCGCCAGTCTTCACATTCACCACCCAGTTCGGATTAAGAACTTTGGTAGCAAATGTCGCTCTCCAACCAACCGTGCTAAAAGTATNGAGAGGATTGTCAGTAGAAGCAGGACCAGGTTGTTTTACGTAGACACGAGAACCAGGCTGACCCTCTATGNTAACTGTTCCATAAGCATTTTTACCAAAGATAAAGTTGCTGTAAACAGTTGTATTCGAGGTTTCAAATTTACCCTGGTTTGTCTCATAAAATTCAACCCCGTGCAATCTACCAAGTTGTCCAGCCTGAATGTTTTCCGGCGTAACATATCTATAAGCATCAAGCCATTCAGAATTACCCATTAAGTCATAAGAAGTCGCAGGTTGAACAATGCCCTTATAAAAGCCATTCTCAAACCTTTGAGCCTTGTTTGTCTTAAGGGTTCTGACAGCCTTTCTTATTTCAGCGCCAGTCAAAACATCAGAAGCGGCAATTGCTGAAAGAGCAGATTTTCCGCCAGCAAACTGAACAGTTGCATTTGTATAGAGTTCCTCTCGGATAAGAGCATCTAAACTTTCTCCAGCATTCTGTCCGNGAACCTCAACGTGCTCTTGAAGATTTTCATCAAGAGAAGTGAGTTTAAACAACCCAGAAACCTTTGTCCAGTTCCCGTAATCAGCCAAAACGGCTGTCACCTGGGTTGTAGTCATATCCACAGAAGAGGGGATAAAATCAGATTCAGTGATCGGGGTGGTCACGACAGCAAGAGGAGAAAAACGATTCCAAGTAATAGTTTTACCACTATACATTGGAACGGTTTTCCTTTGGGCTCCCACATCGTGAACCAGCTCAGCCTTTGCCCTCTCCAAGAAAACCCTATCATAGTAAGTCTGCATCAGGTTAGTCAGGGTAGTCGTCAATGAAGCCATATTTATAGACTATCCCTTATAAGAGATAGCCTGTTTTAAAGAACTATCTCTATTTCGGAATAATCTTTTTCAAGTCCTCAAGAGACATAGACCGAAGTTGCTCTGACGTATATTTCTTTTCAATATCAGATTTACCAGATTCAACATCTACTTGAGCCTGCTCTGCCTTTCTCTGCTCTTTGGATTTTTCCAAATAAACAGATATCACAGGAGATTTTAACGCTTCTTCATAAGAGACATTTTTGGCTTTTGCATAAGTAAAAACCTCCTCCATCTCTTCTTTGGTTAAATCTTTCCCGTGAAAGATGGCAAACTCAATTTTCTTTTGAAAGTCCTTGTCGTCTTGAGGTTCCACGACCTTTGGTTTTGCTTCCTTCATTTTTTGGAGGCGAGCGTAAAGTTGTTTATTTACACTCTCAAGTTTTTTAACTTTTTCCTCCANGGTTTCCGCACTGGCGGAATCATCAGACGAAGTGGAAGCTTCTTCATCTGCGAAGCTATTAATTAAAGACTCAAGCTCGTCGTCTTGGTTTAAAGAGTTTTCCTTCTCTGATTTATTATCCATAGTTTTTTAAGAGTTCCTATAACTCAATCGCTTTTAAGGGAGCGATAACCCCGACTTTTCCCAAGTTTTTAATGAGGTTTACTTGGTAGCCCTCAAAAGATTATTTTTTAGAAAACTTTCGTAAAGTTATTGCCAATCGTGCACGTTTACCCGTAATGCCAGCTTTCTTCGCCAGTTCTTTTAACTTCTCAAGAGGAATTTTCTGTCCCTTCTTCACTCCAGCCGTTCTTCTTAATGCCCCCTTGTTCTTGGGATTTATTGCCTTTTGTATCCACTTTTTCATATTATTCAAAAGTTATTTCTTTTTTGTCCGACCTTTGAGATAAAACTTTAGCGTCTTCCAAAAATGCTTTTAATTGCGCATACGCCCTTTGCCGTGTCTTAACCTCTGCCTTAACCTCTTCTGCTGGCAAATCAGATTTTATGGTATTAACGTCTCTTAACGGCTCAATATAACCCTCAATTATCTCTTCAATTAACTTCCAGTTTGGGTCGTTTATAAATTTTAATAATTTTTCTTTTTTGTCGTTCATTGTGCTTGATTAGCCAGAGCCGCCAATTGCGGTATTTGACCCTGTGTGGCTTGCGGCAAGTTCCCGACTTGTTTTGCTTGAACTTCTTTTGCCTTATCTATTTCTTTCTCAATTTGTATTGGATCAAAACCTAATAAAGATATAACTTTTAATCCAATCTTTTTCATAACGGGGTCCTGAATTTGCTGTAATAACTGAATAACTGACGGCAAATTATTTATCAAAACCTGCGGCTCAAAGTTTTCGGTATCAGCCACAATATCAAAGTCAAAATCAATGTCTTTATAAAAATCAGTATTCTTTTCAATAAACCTTACCTGACCGATTTTCTTTAATTCGTTTCTCAATTTTTCTTTTTGCTTATCAATATCTTCAGGCATAAATCCAGTTGCCTCTAAATAATTCGCCTTATAAGTCTCAATTGCCATTTCAAGAATTTTTTCATCAAGATATTCAACATCATCACCAGTAATTCTAACCAGTCCCTCTTTCATTAGTTCTTTTTTAGCCTCCGGAAGAATATAATCTTTAACAATGTCTTTTAAGAAGATAACAAAGTTTTCCCTCTTAAACCCAAAAACAGAAGTTGCTGATTGATTTTGGATTACCGCACTTGTTGCTGGAGTGGTTGCCGGTAAAGCCTCACCACGAACCACATCATAAGAAAAAGTCTGCCTATCTGCCATTGTGTCCCATCTTTCCTCCTCAGACCGAAAGGCGGATAAATTTCGTTCCTCATTCATAATAGGCTCTATTTTTGCTTGTCCCGTGTTGATAACGTCTCCATTCTCTAAATCCGTAAGCAAATTACGCACAAATCCAGTCCCTGCTCGCTGGAAGAGATGCAGAGAAGACAATGACATTGAAACTCGTTTAAGATTGGCAAGTTCATTTATTCTCTCTTGAACCGGAAACAATTCCTCAACCACTCCATAACCAAGCCAGCGTCCTTTTATCTTAGAATAATGACAATCTTTAAACGGATATTCCTTATTCCATTCGGACTTGAATAAAATAATTCCGTTTTCGTTTCCTTTTTTATCTACATTAAAAACATCAGCCACAATAAACAAACTTCTAACATAAGTGTTTGCATCTTTTTCTTTACCAGTTATCCAAGATTTGGGAACCTCGCCATAACGTTCATAAATCTTGTAGTAGACATCCTCGTCTTTTCTAATTTCACCCTGTTTTTCGTATGCTTCTTTGCCACGCTTAAGGTCTTTTCTCGCCAAAAGAATATCTACATTTTCCCAAACATCTGCCTTTTTTCTTAATTCCGTTTCGGTAAGATAATGAACTTGAGTTATAAAGTTAGAATCCTGAATTTTTTCAACGCTTGGGTCTAAAAAGAGTTTTCTTAAATCAACAATCTGAATATTGTTTTTAACCTTTTTAACGACCACCGAACCAAAAACAGGCAAATCTTCAGCCAATTCATTCAAAATCTTTGAAAAGTTTTTCTGCTTAAACCATTGCTTCAATTCGTTTTCAAAAATCTTAACCTTAAATTGTGAATCGTAATCCCTTTCAATCAAGCGAAAATCCTTGACGTCCACGTCTAAAAACTTCGTGGCAGTCATTGCCCGAAAATTNACAATATTCATAAAAATCTTTTTCAGCCCAGAAATNTTGGAATTATCCAAAAACTGCGATGCCCGGTAAAGATTTATTTTTTTTATAGTCTTAAATTGATTAAAATTCCACCCCGGAACAATCGCAATGGAGTTATATATAAAATTATTTATCTCTTGACGGATTTGAGAAAAAATATTATTATTCATTGATTATTTTGCCGCAATCGTTGCAAATTACTTTTGAACCCTCATGGCGGAGATTTTGATGTTTGCAATCGCTTTTTTCAATTTTAACTTCTTCTTTGACTTCTTTTTTTCTTGCCATATTTTTTAACCCTTTCGGGTAGTTTTTTAACATTAGGAGTAGCCGACAACCACTCCTTAAAAGTAGCGCTTGAAATTTTACCCTCTTTTAGAAGCTCTCCAAATTTTCTTAACTGGGCTTTAGATCTAAACGGCATATAAACAAAAAACCACAAAGCGATGATGCTCTGCGGCATTCTTATGTTTTAATTATAATCACTTGTTGTTTCGTGTCAATAGATGAATTATCTTTTCAATTAAATAAACCAATTCTGGGTCTTTTTCAATTCTTATTTTTTTCTTGCAACGAGNACATTGAANTTCGCCAACAAAATAATCGGCATAAAATAATAACTTATTACATTGTGGACATCTATACTGCCTCATTCAAAAGAAGTTGGTTTCTTGCGGCGTTCATAAATTCTTTGGATTTCTTGTAAATTATAAACTGGCGGTTGGGCAATTTCTAACTGATAAGCCAAAGCATCTAAAACGTCATCATGTTTTCCAACAGGGAAAGTTAACATCTCTTCTTCTAAAGCTTCATTTTCTTTTTCAATTAAAAAGATAGAACCGCTTTCAAATCTTGGGATTAAACCACGAATTCTTATCTCTTTTTTAATTCCTTTATGTTCCAAGGGGACAATTGGTAAAAAAGTATTCCTTCGTCTCATCTCATCGTCTAAAAATGGCTTCAATCCTATTGTATATTGTGTTTCTTCAATCCCTATTTTTTCGTATCTATCTAATTTGTAAAGCTCAAAAATTTTATCTACCAACTCAGTTGGTGTTAATTTTGCTCTAAAAGACAAAACATTCCATTTATTTTCCTGGTCCACAAAATTTCTAACAAAACCAGTATAATCATTTTCTTCTCCTTTTCCCATCGCTGGGTCTATTGTAAGATACCTTGAAGTTTCTAATTTTGAAATTTCGTTAATACTTCTATACTTTATCCAATGCTTTTTAAATTCCTGATTTTCACTGCTTATTGGCTCTTGTTGATATAAAGCTGAAAAATTATAAGTTCCTATATTCTTTTTTATTTCATTTATTTCTTCTAAAGAAAATCTTTCTCGCCATAATGGTTCGCCTTGTTTTCGCCACCCCTCATCTTCTGTGGCAATTGCTGAATATTTTATAACCTTCCAGTTATCCTCATTTTTCAAAATCCTTCCAGCTAAATCATCTAAATGCCATCTTGTCTGAATAAGAATTATTGCTCCACCCGGAGACAATCTTGTTCTTAAAACTGAAGTATAATACTCATAAACTTTATTTCTAAAAGTCTCACTTTCTGCTTCCTCTCGTGATTTTATTGGGTCGTCTATTATCAAAATATCCGCACCTCTACCAGTTATACTTCCCCCAAAGCCAACCGCTGTATAACCACCTTTTGAATTTTCAAAACTCCACCTAGTTTTAGCTGAAATGTCCTCTCTCAATTTATGTCCAAAAATTAAACTATAAACAGGTAAAGAAACCACATCTCTTGCTTTTAAACCAAACTCTCCGGCAAGTTCCGCCGAATAAGAGGCAACGATAATCTCTTTATCAGGATTTCTCCCTAAAACCCAAGTTGGAAAATAAACAGAAGAAAGCAATGACTTACCGTGTCTTGGTGGTAAAAAAATCATCAGTCTTTTATTTTCTCCCCTTTCTATTTTTTCAAGTTCACTTATTATTTCTTTAATAAAAAATGGGATTTGAAACTTCTCATCTATAGCAAGACTAAAAGCATCTAAATAACGCCTTCCTGCTTCTCTAATTAGAGTTATTTTCTCCTCCATTTTCTTTTTCTAAAATTAACTTGGCTATTTCTTTAATTCTTTCTTCTGGAAAAGAATTTATTTTTTCTCCTTGCGTTGTAATATCTATTGATTTAATTGGTTGTCCATAAACTCGGTCAAAAATATCTCTATAGAATGGATATTTTCCAGCTAATGCCTCTTTAATTCCCCTCTTTATAATCTCAACCTCAACACTATCTGGGTCTTCTCCTAGTTCTAATTTTTTAGCTACATCTTTAACAGCTTTTTCAAATAAAGTCGTAAAGTTTTTAGCACCTTTTGGGCGTCCTGCTGGATTACCAGATTGTCCAGGCTTGAATAACCAAGGCTTTTCGGTTTGTTTTTCATCTGTATTTTCAGTTTTTTGTTTTTTTTCATTCATAAATTTAATTTAATTCTAATAAAGAGAAATCAAAAAAATCTTTTCTAAAATTTTCGCATTTTAAAATTGGGTTTTGAAAAACATTATAGTCAATATAATGATGCCAACGGTTGAATCTCCATATTATTTTAACCACATCTGAGTGATTTTTAAATAATTCATAAGCAAATTCATATCGTAAATGCGTTTTTTTATACTCTTCCGTGTTTCCACCTTTTAATACCATTGTTTTAATTTTATGAATTAAAAATTTATTAAATAAAACAGTTGTCCAATGCCCAGTTTTTAAAACATTTAAAGATAAATCTGTATCTTCATTAAATTTTCCACGCCACCTAAATGGCAAATCATTTTTAATAAGAATACAAGAATAAACACGTGTATTAAGAAAAAAGTTCTTTTTATTATTAATCTCAAAAAAATCATAATTTGGTCCAGCCAACGCTACATTCTTAAATAAATCAACAAAATCCTCCATACATCTAAAAAACCAACCCCCATTTTCCGATAAATAATAATGATTTCTACCAGTTGAATACTCTAACTCAGATATATTATCATCAACAATCCAATGTCTTCCCGAATTCATTTCAATCGCCTTTTCCCACACAAAATTTCTCACAGGAATTGATAACTGCCCACGCTCTGAAAAATTTTCTGGAGTTACTATATAATTAAAATCTGGATAATTTTGCTTATATAATTCATATTCTTTCGGTTCAACCACAAGATAAAAATCAATATCCATTTTTTTAAAAAGTTCTGCAGTTAATTGTTTATTCCATCTTCCTTTAGAAATAATAAAAATCGGGTATCTATTTTTTATTTTTTTTTTAAATTTTAAGGAATTACGCTTCGTTTTTTTTTCAAGTCTTTTTTTATACCAAATACTATCAGTTTTATCCGTTAATTTAATTTTTTCTTTTAAAAACTCTTTTAATTCTTTAAAACTATTTTCAGAATCAAAATATAATTTAATTGTTTTATAAGCTAATTCTTCTGGGTCTCCAACCTCCATCGGCGGCAATAAATCCTGATAAACATCCTCATTTGGTATTCCCAATTGCCACATTTCAAAACCAACTTTTTTTAACAAATCTTCGTCAAAGCCAGTCAACACATCCCAATCCCATTCACCGACATTTTTATTACTTCTCAATAAATATTCCATCGCCTCCTCCTCTGTTAGTGGTCTACTTGGAACTCTAACCTCTATCTCCTCATCTTCTCGCCCAAGTTTTTTAAAAGCCTGAACCCGCATATTACCAGCAATTACTCTATTATTCTGGTCTATTGCTATAAGTTCTACATAATTAAACTTTCTCAAAGATTCTAATAACTGCTCCGCCTGCTTCTCGGTCATTTTTCTTGGATTTCCTTCAAATAGTTTTAAATCCCTTATTTTTCTTTTTTCGGTTTTCCAAGTTAAATTCATAAAAATAAATTAAGTATTTTAAAAAAAATCGTGATAATAGTCCCCTACGTTGGATACTATCTTCCTCTTTATTTTCTTATCTATTAAATCCTCTATTTTATTGTGTAATTCAATAAATCTCTTAGTCGCATTTTTTATTTGTTGGTATTCTTTTTCTGTTAATTCAACTTCCCATTCCGCTTCATCAAGAGAAGGCGCAATAAGAATCACTGGCCACCACTCGACACCGATAAAACCAACTTTTATTTTTGGATTGAAATTCTTATTCTTATTCATATCATATTATATTATACTAAATTTTCTAAGAAAAATCAAATTATTTCGGCTTTATTTTTCTGAATTTCTCTTCCCAATAAACTTTACATATTCCGCACCAATACCGCTTATAAATAGCATCTTTTTTCTCTATAGTAGTCTCGCCATAATAATGACTATGTCTAATAAAATTTTCTTTCCCCGCATCTTCATCTGTAAACTTACGTCCACATTTTTCTTGATAAATTTTATTTTCCGTTTTAGCGTTTGAACTCATAATTTTTTTAATTTTTTCAAGATTTTCTTTTTCAAAATTTAATATCTCTCTTCTATATTCAATTTCCCAATACGGATTAACGGGCCAAGATAATATCTTTTTAATTATTTTAATCATTTTATATTTTATTTTTTTGAAGTTTCTTCATTGTTTTAATTTATTTTAATAAATAATTCCCAAAATCTATATCTAAAAACTTCTCCTTTTTCAGAGAGATAACCATTGTCATTTAGCCACTCCATTATCTCTTCTAAATCCATCGCTGAAATGTGCGAAAAGCAATTCGCAAATGGTATTACATTTTGCTTTTCTGAATGGTCTCCTTTTATCGGTTTAGTCTTTTTCATAGTTTTAATTTAATCTCTTTAT